CATGTCAATTGACTTGTAATACCGGCTCAACGAAGCTTGGGTAAAGTCGGTTCCTGAACTGTTTAATTCCAGTTTGGAGCGGTCAATAACATCAAAGGAGTAATACTCCAGCTTTGCCAAATATCCGGCATCAAACAGCGTACTGTTTTGAACGTAATACAGCACTTTGTTGAATATCCTTGGCGTGGAACGAGTCAAGAATGTCAATTGTGGTCCTTCGGGTGTTTGCGACAATCGATAAGCAGTAGCGGTTAATCCCAATACATTTGCTTTTGGAAAATAACTGATGAACTCCTGGTACATTCCTGCTTCGGAATTAACCAAATGGCATTCGTCAATCAGGATGTTTTCGGTACCAACAAAAAGGTGTTTCTTGTTGATTACGCTGCCAATGGTGCAAAAGGTTACTTTGTCAATTCTTTTTTCGCCAACCGATGCGCTGTAAATGGATGCCTTGCCGTATTTTGAATACTTGTCGTAATTCTGTTCCAGGATCTCTTTCGAGGGCTGGAAGACAATCGTCTTGCCTTCCAGCGGTTTTACTAAATTGGCTATTACAATAGATTTTCCTGCACCAGTAGGAAGAATAATTATGGCATTGTCATTTGACTTTCCTTGTAAATATTCAACTCCTAATCGTATGGAATCTGCTTGATATGGCCTTAATTGAAATCCCATGATTAAACTGCTTCTTCGTCAAATTTTGCATTTTCAAAAGCGGCATCTTCTGAGGCAAAGTCCATGTGAATTTGTTCCGGTTGTGGAGCAGATTTACCGTTCATGTAATATTCCACTTCCTTGATGGCGTTATCCAAACAATCGGTCAATTGAGACAGATACAGGTAGTTTCCGTTGAGTTTTACCTTTGGAGTGCTGAACTTGATTATTCCATTTGTAACTTCTTTGTAACCGGATAAAACCAAGGATCTGTTTTCCTCCACTCCGGCAATCGAAAATGAATTCACGTAATACTTTTCGGTTTCCGGTTCTTCCTGCAGGAACGACAATTCCGTTGCGTTGTCATTTCCTGTGAAAGCATCATCCAAATGAGCCAAGAACACGTCAAACTTGTCAAAAGCAATTTGTAAATCTTCGTGAATGATGTGTTTTCCGTTTCTGGAAAGTCCATCGCCTTTTGTTTTTCCGGTTAATAATTCGTAGGAATAACTGCAAAGTGCATCTTTGAGCGAAGCGCTTTTTATTTCTACTTCTTTTGCCACTAAATTGGCCAAGCCTTTTGTTAGCTTGTCTGCGTCGATTGTGAAAACTTTTCCTTTTTCTGACATGATTATAATTGATTAAAAATTGATATTTGGTTTCGGTTTTGTTGCGATGCGTTGGCCTGTTGTATCAGGCTGTATTCTTTGCTTATCCAAACTCGCAACGGTCTTTGATGAGCATCTTTATTGGCGCTTTTTATGGTTCTTTCAGTATCGAAAATCAATTGTCTATGTGATAATTTTCTGAAAGGTGCTCCAAAAACTGCAGGTTGTGCCGGTGGTGCGTTTCCGGCTTCGTAATAGGCTTTTTTCAAATCATCTGCAGTAAAGGGTTTCATTTGTTTTTTGACCCAGTTTTCGGCAAATTCATAAATACTATTGGCGTGAGATTGGTTGTTTTGTTCAACTTCTTCAACGGCTTGGTTGGTGAGTTCAAATGGTGTCATAAATATTCTTGATTTGAGTGTTTACTAATTTCATTTTCTAAATCCTGCAGCAATGCCAACTCTTTCGGTTCCGGCAGATAAATTCCAAGTTCCTGGCTTGAAAAATTCCTGAACCGGTTAATAGCCAATGTCATTTCTTCAGTATCTAAATTGGCCGTACTTCGCCAGCGCTCGATTTTGAATCCTTGAATCTTTCCTTCAAACTCACCATCATAAAAAAGTGTTGAATTGACGTGCTTTTTGAAAATCTCCTGTTTTACTTCCTCCATTGTATATCCGGTTTCAATGCCAAACCAAGTCAGGATTAAATGCAAGTAGCTGTTTTGGGAGATACTTCTTTTTGGATGCTTTGCCTTGAGTTCGAAAGTTTTTCCTTTAGAAATAAAATATTTCAGCTTTTCCATTGCCTGTTTTGTTTGAAGCTGGTTGGAGGAGTTGTAAATCATTTAGCCTCTTTATATTCAGGTTGATAATTGGCAGTGCTTATAAAAACATCATCTGTGCATCTGCTTAATACTTCCGCTCTAAAGTGGGTCAATTGATTGATCATCATATCGACTTTTTCAATCATTTCCATTTTACCTTCTTTAGCATTGAAATCATTCCAGATTCTAATGGATTGATTACAATCGGATATTCGAACTATTGCCGTACCGTCTGGCTTAATTTTGGCGTGAATGGCAGCCATTGAATTAATGCTTTTAGGTGCCAAAAATGCTTTTTGATTGTAGGTTACGTGAACCTTTGATTTTTTAGTTTTTTTTGCCATTATCGTTGTATTTTATAGATGAATTTCAAATAATTACTGATGATTATTGGTGCTGTGGGATTTACTTCTGGGTATCGGGAGGACAAATCTGTCCTTGGCAAAAAATTGGAAAGCAATTCTAAGCCTATTTTATCGCTAAAATGCCATCTTAGAGCCAAGTTGCCACCGATGGAAAGATGTGAGCTTCTGCATTGCCATTCTTCGCCCCAACGGCCAATAATCGTTGGTTCTATACTTGGAATCAAAACGGTTTTGATAACCGTGTTGCCTATCCTGCCATACAATGGGAAATGATATCCTACTCCAAAGGTCATTTTATCAAAACAAATGGCCTTGAATTGCTCATAACCCAAGTTGACTTCGATGTTTTGAGACACCATCCCGAACTGGAAAAGCAAGTCTAATGCTGGTTTTTGAGTGGTGGCCTCGCTGCCAATTGTGGCGTTTCTGATGTCGATGGCACTTGAAAAATACAAATAGTGTTCCTGGTCCTTGGTTTGGGCATTGGCAATTCCGCAAATAATTGCGAAGACTAAAATTAAAATGAGAATGAATGTTTGGTTTGCTTTGCGTGGGTTGATTGGTTTTGGTCGGTGCATTGTTAGGTTATTTTCTTGGTGGGTTTTTAAGTTTTACTACATAACTTGCCATTCCTGATGCAATAAAAGTTCTATTTGAAATAGACAAGCTATTCAATTCGAATTTTTCATCATTGGTAAATCTTTCATTATTGGTATCTTCAAGTATTTCAATTTTCTTTCCGTCTCCAGAAATTCTTGAAATAAAAATCAATTCACTTCCATATCTATCCATAACTAAAAAGGTGTTTTTCCGAAGTTAATTTTCATTCCGTTACTCGCCACAGTGACGTTTTTTCCTGTGAGTTCTGCCACTTCTTTGTGAAATTGCTTTTCATCTGAATTGCTGTCCGACAAGTGGATCAAAACAATGTTGTTTACTTTTGACAAGTCATTTGCTGACAACATGTCTTTGCAGTTTTCTAATGAAAAGTGAGATTTTAAAATCCTGTTTCTCAAAAATTCCTTTCCAGAATCAGCTCCAAATTTCCTGTCGATGATTTCCTTTGAATAATTGGCTTCTATGATGATATTGTTCAATCCCTTGAAAGTGTACTCGCAATAGTTGGTGTCGGTCAGGAAAAGCACTTTGCCACAATCTGGATGCTCGATCAAGAATCCCAAAGGTTCGGCAGCATCGTGTTTCACGTCGAAAGCCAATATTTTGAAATTTCCGATTTGGAAGGTTTGTTTTGAAACTATCTTTTTTGCCCTGGATTGTTCATCCACAAATCGGCTTTTCAGCGTTCCGTGCGAACTGTAAACATCGATTCCCAACTTCATCACATCCCAGATGCTTTTGCTGTGGTCCATGTGTTCGTGAGTGCAGATGCAACCAACGACTTTGCTTAAATCGAAATTCAAGGCTTGCTTGATTTCCTTGATGTTCACACCACACTCTATGAGTAAAGCTTCATCCTTGTTGCCAAGGATGTAAGCGTTACCACGTGAGCCTGTACTTATAATTTGAAGTATCATACCTTGAACCATTCTATTGATCGACCGTATTCACTGTATTGGCAATAGAATTCCTTTTCGTTGTAACAATGACTGAACTCTAAATCGTCAATTCCCATAATGGATTTCATTTCCACCAATTCCGAAAGAATGGCGTTAACTTGTTTAGCGTGTTGGTATTTGAATACCCAAAAACATTTTTTATCATCACATCCAGAAGGTGTGTCTTTGAAATCATAAGTAACGCCTATGATTTTTAAGCCCAAGTTTTTCAAAAAAATTGAAACCCTGTCTTCGAATTTTGGACTAAATTGTATTGCTATCATAAGATTGATTTTTAGAAGTTCATTTGTGGAACTTGTTCTTCAGAGTTGTTGTTTTCAGAAGCTACTGCTTCCGGTTCTACAACAACCGCTTCTTCGATGTTGTTTTCAAAATCCAAGGATGATTTATTGGCTTTTGTTTTGATTTCGTGTTGCACGTTTTCGCCTGTAACATCAATCACTTTATCCTCTTCCAATGGATCATAAAGAACTGAATCATCTGAACTACTGATTAGTAATTTACATGCTCGGTTCAATACTGTTTTTACTGCCATCTGGTCTGCAAAATTCTTGTGCGCTGGTGAATTACCTTTTGAACCTCCTTGGTTCCAAGCAGTCTGAATTTGATTGATATTCATCACTTCAACATCGATAGAACCATCATTCAATTCAAAAACCGCATAAGCGCCTTTGATTTTGTTTGAACCAACACTTTCCAATGTTTGAAGGTGTTTAGTTACTTTTCTTCTTCCGGTTACGGTGTCCACTTCAAACTCGAAAGTGTCGCCTTCGAAAATGGCATTTCCTTTGATGCTTTTAAGATTTCCGTATCTTTTTGCTATGGCAATGTTTCCGGCATAGGAAATGGAACACTCTAATTTCTCGCCATAAGGAATGAAGTAACATTGTTTTTTGATGGGCGAAACCCCATAAACAACCATTTTCAATAAAGCTTCAGCAACTGATGATTTATCACATTTTGCAAGAATGTTATTCTTTGGGTCAGAAAGAATAATGTATGCCGATTTCAAGGCGTTTTCTGCGTTATAACCTTTAGGAAGGGTTAACTCTCCAGATGTTTGAAAAGCATCTATTTTAGACAATACTTGTGCAGATATATCTCTTTTTACTTCTGCTACTGCTGTGTTTGTTGTGCTCATTTTTATAATTTTTAAATTTCTATTTGTAATTGATTGTTGGTGATGATGACATCACATTTGACGTATTCTAAATCGAAAGCCTGTGTTTCTATTTCCTTTCGAGTGTTTTGATTGTGTTTGCAATTGGCAGTACAATCAAAGCTTCCAATTTTAACCCCGATGTTTTCTTTGCAATTCTCGGCCAGTGTTTCGTCGGGGTTTCTTCTTATTTTATGCTTGTTCATTAAGCAACTCTCAACTTTGAATCATTTTCAGAAACAATCAGGTTGATCAACTGGCTTTCGATGTCGATTACCTTGATGATGGATTCCCGGTTGTCGATGAAGATAGGAGCGGTTACTTGGTAGAATTCGCAAAGTGTGTTGATGATGTCTAAGCCGGCATTTATTCTGGATGCAGTATTAGCATCGCTGAACGGTACACCATCGATAAGAGCATCACAGCATTCAGATTCTCCACCGTTGATTTGCGTTTCGAACATTCGGAAGTTTACGAACTTGAATTTATCGTTTATCTTGGCTTCCAGCGTGTCAATTTTCAGTTTGTTGAATTTTTCGATTACAAATTGGGTTTTCTCGACATTGGCAATTTGTTGTGCCAATTCGCTTTCCTCTTTGTTTAAATCAGCAATACGTTTGTCAACTGCCTTGATTTGTTCCTCGTTGCGTAATTGTGATTTGATGGTGTCAATTTCTTGAACCAAAGAAGCTCTTTTCGCTTTCAGTTCCGAATTATCCACCGTTGGAACTTCTTCGATAGACGCTTCCAGTGTTTCCAATTCTTGAATTTTAGCTTGGTAATCGCTGTTTTTTATAAGACTTTCTCTCACAAGAGAATCCTTGTCGATATTTTCAGTTGCTGTAGTTTTCGAAGCTTCTGTTTCGATGGATTCCTCCAATGTTTTGATTTCAGTTTTGAAAGTTTCGATAGACTTTTTGCCGTTGTCAATACGCTCTTTAAGTCCAACCAACTCGTTTTCCAAGGCTGTTTTTTCAATTCCAAGATTAGCGCCTTTGGTATTGATTTCAGCCAAAGCATTTTGTTTCTTGGTTTTGAAATTTGCCAACATTTCAACTTTTTTACCTTCAACATCGCCAGCTTCAAATGCACGTTTGCAAGTAGGACAATGAAAATCTTCATCGTTAAAAGTCAATTCTTTGGCATTTTCAGCAGCCCAATCCGTGCGAAGTGTGGCCAACTTGTTATTATAAGATGCTATCTGGTCGTTTGTTGAATTTACCTTGGTGTTCAAGGTATTCAAACCATATTCATAACTGGACAACTCCCCTTTTTTGGTTTCCAAATTTCGTTTCAGATTGTCCAAAGTAGAAGTATCCGGCTTCAAACTGTTTTCGATTGCGGTTTGAGTATTTGTTTTGATGATTTCTATTTCAGACTTCAAGGAATTTGCCTTGGTTTTTTTCTCATTGATGGCTTGTAGTTTGCCGTCAAAAGCTTTGGTGTTGTCGGTAATTTCTTCATCTATTTTAGACAAAGCCTTTTCCTTCATATCCAAACTGATTCCAAGGTTGACAAAATCGAATGCTTCCGGCTTGCTTTTTGAAACTTCATCTATTCGGGTTGGAATTCCTTTTAGATCTTCTTTGGCTTTTTTGATGGAAGCAGTGATCATCTTTTTGTATTCCTCAACAGTTTTGTAAGCTTTAGCATCATTCAAAAGTTTTTCGAATGCTTCATTACCATTGGCCAATTCTTCCTCTGTAACTGGTGCCATAGCAATTAAGATGTTTCTACGGTCTTGCCATTTCATCGCATTGAAAGCCAATGGATTTGTTATCATCTTGAAAATGGTTTCATCCAAGATTTCAGAAACCCTGGATTGAAATTCTTTTTGCTGCATTGGTACACCGTTCCAGTAATACTCTGTTACATTTCCGGCAAACTCGGTAATTTCTGAACCACGTTTTTTTACCCAATTTTCTTTGAGAATTCGTGATATGATGGTCTCGACACCATCTACCAAAATAACCGCTGAAACTTCGTGTTCTATTTTTGGGATGGCCACATTGAATTTGTCCAATGTTTTGATCTCAAAATCTTTTCTATCGGTGGAATCTTTGCCAAACAACATCCATAAAAAAGCATCCATAATGGTTGTTTTCCCGGTTCCGTTGGCTCCAAAAATATCAGTGTTTTTTCCGAAACTGATTTTCTCGTTTCTCAACCCTTTGAAGTTGGTAAGGGTGATTTCTTTAATTTGAATTGTTCTCATTTTACTCGTTTTTAAAATTGATTGTTATTAAAATTTATGCTGCTTTTTGCTGTTTCATGAACAAAAAGAATTCATTAAAAAATTCCATTTCTTTCTCGGTTGCTTTATGGTACGGTTTGCCGTTTATGAGCCACCTTCCGTCTATTCTTTTGATTTCGACTTTCATTGTTATAGTTTTTCGATTAACATTTCAAGTGCTTTAGACTCAAAAGACATGTTGGTTTCGATGGAATACAGCGCATTGGCTATTGTAGTAAATGCTGCTTGTCTCACGCTGTTTTTGGTTCTTTCAGCTTCATTCATACATTTATGAATGAATTCTACAAAGTCTTGATATGTTCTTACTTTTATATAAGCACTTTCGATGTAGCAGTATATAAAAGGAAATACCGGAAACTTAATATCTGGTTTGTGGAATCCTGAATTATTTTGTAGTTTTGACATCTCTAAAAGTTTTTAATTATACTCGTGATTAAAAATTTGATTGTAAAAACCGATTGTTCGCGCAGTCGGTTTTTTTATTTCTTCAAGTAGTCCGGCTTTTTTGCTCGTTGTCCGGTTTCGATTAAATCCTTGAATCGATTCACTCCTTGTTGTTTGGTCTCTTTGGGTTTGGCCTTAACGACGGTTCTTTTTTTGACTCCGCCGTCAAGTTCCTTCCCAAGGCTGTCAAGTATCTCGACTGCCTTAATAAATGTCCCCCGCAGAACATTGTATGTTTCAAGTGGTATCGTCACTGTTTTTCCGTTCATGATCGTAGTTTTTGAATTATTCAGAAAACAATCCCAGAATGACGTGCATCCATTGTGGTTTGAGTGCTAAAAGGGTTAAACCTATAATTCCAAATACCATACAACAATAAGATCCTATTAGTAAAACAGTTTGCCAAATCATGTGGGCTCTTTCGTCGTCGTAGTTCATGGCTTTAAGTATTTGCGGTTTCGGGTTCGAAAATATCTTCGTCTTTTAACCCGGTGCTTTTGTAAAATTTGACCGCTGCGGCTTTAGTCAGATTGTCGGAATTCTTAGTTCCTAAAATCTCAACATTCCTTTCTGTAACCCCTAAAGCAAGGGCTGTGTGTTGACGAAAAACCCTGTCGGTTTTTATTTTTTCTAAGATTAATGGTGATACTCTCATATTTAATTTGTAATTTCGTTCGTAAATATATGCGAATATACAAAGTATTTACGAAGTACAAAATTTTTTACGAAGTTTTTTAAAACTTTTTCAGAAAATATTTTATAACAATATGAATACAATTGATAATCAGAAGGATGTGAATTTTAAGAAGCTCAATTTTTTACTCAAAAAATTGAGTCTGGAATTTCCTGTGGCTGATTTGTCAAGAAAAACAGGCTATGCACAGGCAACAATAAGTCCGTATTTAAGCGGAAAAATCAAACCTTCTTCAAAGTTTTTACAAAGTATCATGGAAAACTTTGGAATCAATTTGGATGGTTTCGAGAATGAATATAAACAAGGCGAAATTTTAAATTCCACTTCGGAAGCATCAGAGAATTACGGTTTGAATGGATTTGAAGAAGCGGAATTGAAAGCAAAAGAATTGCTATCCCAAAATCAGGGTGACAACAGCTGGATGTCTGTTAGTAGGTTGGTAAAGATGTTAGAGGATGCTAATGACGAGATAAAGGCTTTACGTCAAGAAAATGAGCGCCTCAAAAAGATTTGAATTTTCAGATTTAGAATGATGAAATAAGCATAAATGAGTTTAATGATTAAGATTGAAAGTTTCATTTTTGGGGAATTTTTAAAAATTATTATTAATCCTAACAATTTACATTTGTTAATTATTTAAAAAATGAGGTTTCCCGTAAAGAAAATTATTTCAAGTTTCAATAAGAATAGTATCAATGGTTTAAAAAACAACAATTATGAAAAATATTATACTATTATTGGTTTTATCAGTTTTTTCATTAGGATATGGTCAAGAAACTGAATTTAAATTTACTAAAGACGGACTCACTGATTTTGTAGTCACTCCGGTAAATGGGAAAACACAAAATGAACTTTATAAAAAAACATTGGATTGGGTTGCCATGACTTTTAAGGAACCAGGAGAAGTGATCAAAGCAACCGTAGAAAATGAATATATCCGTATCGAAGGATTTAGCAAAGAATTGATCTGCTATAGCTATATGGGTAAAAGATGCGGTGACACTAAGTATGAAATAGAAATTTCATTTAAAGATGGTAAATATAAATTTGACGTGTTAAGCATTTCAGAATTCAACAACATTTCAAAATCTACAATGTGGACCAATTTTGAGATCAACAATACGGCATCCTATTTTGATAAAAAAGGAGAGGTCAAGAGTTCTTATAAGTTCATCGTTAAAACGGTTCCTGAATATTTCAACAACCTCAACTTAAGCTTGAGGGATTTTGTAACCGGTGATATCATTGCGAGTAAAAAAAATGATTGGTAATGTACACCTCAGACGAAAAAATAATGTACTTGATCACTCTTTTGATTTTTCAAAAGCAGATCTCCTATGCGAAAGATTTTTGTCAAGTTATAGGAATGCAGGAACAGAACGTTTCCAAGATAAAAAAAGGAGAAGCGCATTTCACGGTAAGCCACATAGAAATCATTTGCAAGAAATACAAAGTAAACGCCAACTGGATTTTTGGCACTGAATCCAATGTGTTTACAACAGAAAACAACCTGATTGTGTCATAAAAAAAGTGAACAAAAAAGTGAACAAAACATAATTTTAACCCATTTTAATTTGTTTGTAAAGTCAATAAAATCAATACATTGAGGTTTTCAATTTACGAGTCAGAGAATCCCTCTTTCTCCGCTGAATTCGGGAAGCCCAACAAAATCAAGGCTTCCCGTTTTTTTTATAATAAAAGTGAACAAAAAGGGAACAAAAATGTTCTTGAGATTGATTTAATGTCCCCCGCAAACATTTTAATTTTTAAAACAATTAAAATGAAATCAATTTACACCACTCCCAAGATTATCAAATATGATGATCTAACCATTCCATGGCTTGTCTATTTCAGATACGACAAAAAGCTGTTCCGCTTCAAATACGGAATAAACTACATTAACAACTACAAAGAACGTTTAGCTGAAGCCCAGAAATTGCAAAAAGCTTTGCTGGAAAAATTGCAAGATGGATGGAATCCGAATGTTCCGGAAGTTTACAATGCGATAACTCGATATACACTTGTCGAAGCGTTGGACTTTGCCCTGGAGAAAAAGAAACCTGTATTAGCCAAAAAAAGTATTTCTGATTACAGCTGCAGTTTGAATTTCATCAAAACAGCAATCAATGCTTTATTGCTCGATAATATTCCGGTTATCGATGTGAAAAGGATTCACGTGAAAACTATTCTGGACAAAATAAAAGAGCAGCGTGGTTCTACAAATAATTCATACAACAAATATTTGACGCATTTTGGGGCGATTTTAAGCGAACTTATTCAATACGACATCATAGAATTCAATCCGGCTGATAAAATCAAGCATTTGCCTATAGAAGAAAGCATTTTTCACAATCCAGCATCGATGAAAGACATCGAAAAAATTAAAAAGGAGCTGCACTTGAAAGATCACAATTTCTACAACTTTGTTTCAGTGATATTCCATCTTGGAATAAGACCGGATGAAATTCTGCAAATTAGATTGTCCATGATTGATTTTGAGAATGAAATAATTACTTTGATTCCAAAAAATACCAAAGGAAGAAAAAAATATAGAATCTTGCCTATCAACAAGTATTTGATGGATTATTTTAAAAAGATGGATTTAGAGCATTTACCAAAAGACTTCTATTTATTTGGTAGTTTCAGACAACCCGGAAAAGGGAATGTTGGACCAAAATTAGACTTCATACCTGGTCCAACCACAATCAAAGTAGATACTGCAACTCGTCGATGGGAAACTATTGTTAAACTGGGATTGAAAATAAACATGACAATGTATGCCATGAAAAAACACGGTGCCAATATGAAGTTGTCTTCTGGGATTTCATTGGAAGCGATATCGGAACAGTTTGGTCACACTAAATTGGAAACAACCAAGATCTACACAACCAGACTTAATGAAATATACAGAAATGAAGTTTTGCTCAAATCACCCGATTTTAAATAATTTGCATATATGACAATACTAGACATCATAATTTCGATAGTTGTTTTTATTTTTGTTGGCCGGTTGCTTTGGTATAAATTCAAAGGCCATCCGAGTGACAAGTATCACAATGATAGCTGGAGGAATAGGAAAAAATAATACATATTTCTTTGAAAATTATATACAATAAATCTTCAAAATTATATAATGTAAAAAAAGGTGTCGAATCCGGCACCTTTAAAATAATTCACTTATAAGTTAATTTTTCAACTAATTCAAAATAACCAAAACAAATTATTTCACTATCAATAAGTACGTTGCAACTCCTGCCACCACTCCGGTAGCCACTTGCCAAAACGTTTTCTTGTTTTTTTCTTTTCGCAGTGATTTCTCGACGATTTTAACGGAGTTGTTAGCTTCCTCATTGGCTAATTTCAAATTATCATTGGCTGTCGAAAAGGAATCGTTGCTTTTCTCCAATTCTCCGTTGGCTTGTTTTAATTCGCCATTGGCTTCTTCTGATTTTATCAAGGCTTTTTCGGTTATTACCAGTTTTTCTTCTGTGCCTTTTCCTTTTTCGATAACCGTGATTATCATTTTGTTTAAGGAATCGCTGTGGACCAGTCCTTTGGCAACGATGGGAATATCCAGGTATTTAAACTCTTTTTGGTAATACTTTTTAATTTCCTGCGAGGTATAGTTTTGAACCTTTTTTACTCTTTCCTTGGTTTTATTGTCAACGGCTGTTTTTGACGCTTTTAAATCGACCACTTCTTTTTCGAGATTGGAAATTTTGCTTTTTCGATTGTCGGCTTGTGTGCGAAAAAACACGGCAGCATCTTTATTGGTTTTTGCTATTGCCAGATAAGTTTCTTGTTTTGCTTTTGAAGTCGCCAAGGAAGATTCTAGTTCACTGCTGCCTTGGCAAGATCTAAACAGGCAACAACTCAAAACCAAAATCACGAGGTAACTCCAGTTTTCATAAATCAAGGATTTCAATATTTCATTGTCAATTTTTTTCATAATTTCTATATTAATTTTTCGTAACGTTCCACTATTTCTGCAATTTTATGAGCCAAAGTCATTTTGTTTTGCCTGTATTTTTCCAAATCATCTGGATTTGAGATAAAGCAGATTTCTAATAAAGCAACCGTTCCTTGTTCTCGCATCAGTCCCAAACTTCCACGGTGACTTTCGGCTTCGGTTTTTACGCCACGGTTTTTTATCCCAAGGATGGATGTGTTAGCTTCTACAAGTTCTTTGGCGAAAGCCTTGTCCAGTCTGTCGGCATCATTCCCGATTAATACTGTTGTTCCCGTGGCACTCGAAGATGCTGCTGCATCAAAATGGAATTCCAATACAACGGAGCCGTTTCCGGTTTTTATTCTTTCCAAGTAAGTGCCAAGTCGTTCATCGTCTTTGTCGGTGATGACTTCTATTTTTTTGGCTTTCAAAAAAGCGACAACCAAGTTCCGAAATTCGACTGCCAAGTCCGCTTCGTAATAACCGTTTCCGATGGCTCCGGGATCTTGCTTGATTCCGTTAGGGTTGTGGCCTGCTGAGATAAATATCATAATTATTCTTTTTCATCATTAGTAACATCTTTCACTCCTACAATTAAATTCTTGATTCCTTTTGGAATATTCAATCCGCATTTTGGTAGGTTTTCCCAAAAGATGGAAAAAAATTCATTGGCACAAAAAACCAGCAAAAACATAGTGGTAACATCTATTTGAGAATCTGTCAGTGATGAAAAAGTAATATTTTTGAGTAAAAATATCTGTTGGAATTTTAATATAATAATTGGAAAACCGCCATAAACTATTCCTTTTAAAAAACACTTTTTAAATTTATCACTTGAAAAACCTTTGTCGCATCCAAAAAAAGAAACACCTCTTTCTGGATTATTTTTCCAGGAAAAATAAGACCCAAGAAGTCCAGAGATAAAGTCAGCGATAAAAAGATATACCAACAGCCATACGACCGAATATAAATCTACTTTTGGAGCAATTGGAATACTTGGAATTACAGCCATATACGCAAAAGGCTTAATTATTGGGTTTGCAAAAAATTCTTTCATTGATTTTTAGTTTTTAGTTTTTTGACATCCTTTTTAAATTCTTCTACTATTTCAGGAGTGATTTCTCCTTGAATTAGCTTCATATATTTTTTGTTCAATTTTTGCTCTAACCTTGTTTTTGGTACTTCCATAAGTTGAAGAACTTTCAATTTTTTTTGATACAATACATCATAATGCCTTTCACACAAGTATTCTTCATTGTGGCTGGTTGTTGCTTTATCTGGGCAATATTGGCAGTTCATTTATCTATTGATTTTAAAAGGCGGCCTCGTTCTCTCCAACCAGCATCTAATAATTATGCACCCGCCTTTTTTTATTTGTCTATACT